ATTATAGAGGGGGGCGAAGCCCCCCTCTTAAAACTACTTCCCCCTTCCCCTTCAGGGGAAGGGGGATAAAGGGGGATGGGGTCAATTCTATCTGAACTAGCTCACCCCCAACAAAAGGCGACAAAATACTGTTGACTCTATTAGAACATATGTGCTAATATGAACATCGCACCGTTCGATTTGGGGGATGTAAGCCATGCGTGGGGATGAGAGTGGACAGGATTTACCCCCGGAGTACTGCCACTATAAAGATGGCGGATGCGAACTTGCTGACTCATGTCTTAACTGTCCGTTTCCTGACTGTATTTATGCTCAGCCCGGGGGTAAACAGCTGTGGCTAAAGGGGTTGAGAGATAGGGAGGTATTAAGGCTGTTCACTACCCGGGGCAAAGGAGAGAAGGAGTTGGCTTTTATGTTCGGCGTTAGCCGGCGCACCATCCAACGGATGCTAAAGAGAGCTAGAAATGAATAAAACTTCTATCGCTGCACAGTTAAACCGTCTTGATATAGACAGGCTCAGGGGATATAGGGAGCTGCTTGATTTCTACCACGGTCGGCAGTGGGAAGGGAGGGAAAGGTGGGGGGAGAAACGCCTGACCTTCAACTATACTAAGGTATTCATAGATAAGGTTACCTCATACCTGATGTCTGGCATTAACTTTGCCGTGGATGCCGTGGGGGATTCAGACGAGGCTAAAGCCAGAGCCCGTAGAGCCGAGGCAGCCCTACGCCAGGTCTACGAGGATAATAACCTGGAGCAGCTTGACCTTGAGACCGAGATTGATTGCGCCATCCTTGGTGATGCCGGCTACAAGGTTATCTGGGATGCCGAGACGAAGAAGGTGGGGGTTACCGCCCCCGATGTCCAAGGCATCTATGCCTGGTGGCGGGGTGATGATACCTCAAGGATATGGAGGGTAGCCTCTAAATACAGCCTAACCGCTGAAGAAAGCGAGTTCCTGTATCGGGTAAAGCCCAAGGATAAGACGGCGACTATTGTTGAGCTATGGACAGACACTGAATTTGAGCTCTATCTAGATGATGCCCTGTTTGAGAAGAAGCTCAATCCCTACGGTTTTATCCCGTTTATTATCTACTCTAACCTTAGAGAGCCAAAGAAGTTCTGGGGTATATCTGACCTGTCACAGATTATGGAGTCGCAGCGGGAGCTTAATCGGGCAATGTCACAGCTATCCCGGATATTAGAGCTATCGGGCAATCCTATTGCCGTTCTGGAGAATGTGGAAGAGGCTGAGGATATTGCCGTCAAACCGGGGGCGGTGTGGACTATCCCCGAGGATGCTAAAGCCTATCTCCTTGACCTGCTACAGGGTGGTGGGGTCAGGCTACATATAGATTATATAAATCTACTCTATAGAACCATGCATGATATATCGGAATCTCCCCGGGCTGCCTTTGGTGGAACCGAGAGGGACCTATCCGGGGTAGCCCTTGAGATTGAACTTAACCCGCTACTTCAGAAGGTGAGGCGGAAGCAGATTATCAGGACCGCTGTCTATAACCGGAGAAACAGGATGATTCTTAACCTCGTGGAGAGGTACCACGGAATGAAGTTTGGCGATAACCGGTTGCGTGTAATCTGGAGTCCGATACTACCCCAGGATTTAACCCGGCTGGTCTCTAATGAGCAGACACTGGTTCAGAGTGGTATCCACTCCCGGCGTGGGGCTATGGGGGAGGTGGGGATTAAAGACCCGGAGAACGAGTTTAAGCGGTGGTTGGAGGAGAGGGGGGCTATTCTGAAGATGAATAAAGAACTTAACTCACCCAGAAAAATCAAAGATTTTTCTGGAGACCCGCTTAACGCTAAGTCAACCCGAGGTGGAGAGGGAGGGAGAGCTTTAGCCACCGAGGTTGGAGGCGTTGAGGAATCTCCATCATAAGGAGGGTGAAAATTGCCGGATGAGAATAATCAAAACCAAAATCCCGCCGGGGAGGAACTAGAAAGTGCCACGACTAGGGTTGTGGAGCTTGAGGAGCTTGTCGCCAACAAAGAGAGGGAGCTTGCGGTCAAGGATTCCCGCATCTCTGAGCTTGAGCAAATAATAGCTGATAGGGATAACCAGATTGTTGCCCTCAAGCAATCCGTGACCGACCTCGATAATCGTCTATCTCAGGCGGTATCAGCCTACCGGGCTCAGGTTATTAAATCAAATCCCGGGGTGCCCGAGGAGCTGATAACCGGGGACAGCATTGAGGCTATTGATAAGTCGGTAGAAGATGCCCTGAACCTCATCACTAAGGTGAGGAAGGAACTAGAGGCAGAGATAGCCGGGGCTAGGGTGCCGGCAGGGGCTCCCCAGAGGAGGCTAGTAGACCTCTCAGCTCTATCCCCACAGGAGAAGATTCAATATGCAATAGGAGAAAGGAGATAAACAATGGCTTTAACATTAAATGAGGCAGCTAAGCTGTCAAACGATATGCTTCTTCAAGGGGTGGTGGAGACCATAGTTAAGGACTCCCCTATCCTTCAGCGTCTATCCTTCATTGAGATTGTAGGCAATGTCCTGACCTACAACCAGGAAAAGACCCTGCCAACCATAGATTTCTATGATGTTGGTGATACCTGGGCTGAGTCAACACCAACCTTTGAGCAGAAAACGGCAAACCTGAAGATTATGGGCGGTGATGCCGATGTTGATAACTTCCTCAAGGCGACCAGGAGTAATATCCAGGACCTGGAGGCAGCTGTGGTTGAGCTCAAGGCTAAGGCGCTTAAGGACAAGTTTGAGGAGACCTTCATCTACGGGGACTTAACTGCCAATGCCAAGCAGTTTGATGGTCTGAGGAAGCTCATTAATACTACCACCGCCAGCAGCCAGGTAATTGCTATGGGACCAACCGGGGCTACCCTTACCCTAGCGAAACTGGATGAGCTTATTGACGCAGTAAAGGGGGGTAAGCCCGACCTACTGCTTATGAGCCGGCGCTCAAGGCGCAAGCTCAACGCCCTGGTCAGGGCTGCCGGCGGCATGATTGAGACCGATAGGGACAACTGGGGTAACTTTATCCAGTTGTGGGACGGCATCCCGATTGGCGTCAATGACTGGATACTTGATACCCATGTCGTCAGCGGCGGCGTGGAGACGGCAACCACCGGGGACACCTGCTCCACTATCTATGCCTTCCAGATGGGCGAGGGGGCGCTATGCGGCTTGACCAGCCTCGGTCACATCACTGTGGAGCCAATCGGCTCGCTTGAGACCAAGGATGCATCACGGACCCGAATTAAGTGGTACTGCTCGCTGGCTCTATTTAGCTCAATCAAGGCAGTCGCTTTAATCGGGGTTCAAGACTAAAACCAGCCAATTTCGGGGGAGCCCTTCAAAGAAGGGCTCCCCTCGAAGAGTCTTCGACAAAAGGAGAGAAAAGATGGAAAACAAGGATGTAGCTCAGTGGAAATGTCGCTATAGGCTTGAGAAACGAGAGGGCGATATAAATGCGTGTAAGTCGCCAGAGGAAAGGTTGACCTTTTTGGGGAATACCAAGCCTTATGAGGTGATTGAGGGCGAGGGTAACTGCCTGCTCAATGCCGGCATTGATGAGATGTGGGACTTAGTTGTCGGCGATTCCGCCAATCACTTTAACAATGCCAATGCCCAGATTGGCGTTGGTGATTCCAATACTGCTGCTAATGCTACCCAGACTGACCTTCAGGCAGCGACTAACAAGACTTATAAAGGGATGGAGACCGGCTATCCTACCTCTACCAGTCAGAAGGCAACCTTTAAGTCTAGCTTTGGCGCTAGTGACGCCAATTATACCTGGAATGAATGGGTGGTTAAGCAATCAGCGAGTAGTAAGTGCCTTAACCGGAAGGTTGACGCTCTAGGGACAAAATCTTCTGGCACCTGGACTTTAGAAGTCAGCATCACTTTGAGCTGATAAGACAGAGTTAGAGAGGGGGACAAGTGGCAACTAAGCTGGTTGGTACTGATGATGCTGCTGGCTCAAACCACAACGCTGCGAATTACTTCATATTATGTCGGTTTCAAGCGGTAGCTAGTGGCACCATGAGCGAGTTTCGGCTAAAGAGCGGGGTTTCTGGCAATGTAAAATGCGCCATATATGCTGATAATGCTGGTGCACCAGGGGCTTTAATTACTGCCATGAACACTGGGCAGGCAGTAACCGCTGGTGGCTGGAACACACTTAATTTTACCCCGACTGCCATAGTTAACGGCACATACTACTGGCTGGCTATCTGCTTTGATACTAGTGGGGCTGCTCAGGCTGTAGATGGCGGAACGATGTGGTGGAAATCGGCAACCTATTCCACTTTTACCTTCCCCAACCCAGCAGGAACTGGTTTTTCAAGTGGTGCCTATAGTGAACTAGAGGCTGGCTGGGAAACAGTCGCTGCAAAGACCTCGTCTGATACTGGCTCTGGGGCTGATGCCTATGTCTCGCTGGAAACGACGGGAGCTAAGTCATCGTCTGATGCTGGTTCCGGGGTTGAGGGCACACCAGTGCCGAGCGCGAGCTTGGCTGGCAGTGAAACCGGCTCCAGTATTGACGCCATTATTGCTAGATTACTAGCCTCTTTTGACACTGGCGGTAGTGTTGAAATAGGTAGTGTTGAAGTTGGCGGGCTGCTTCAGAACCTATTTGCCAGTGAACTGGGAGAGGGCTTGGACTCCCTTACCGCCAAGATAGAAATGCCAACCAAGGGGGGAGGTATGAAATTATGGACCTAAACACGATGAGAAGTATTGTCAGGCGCGACCTAAAGGATGAAGACCCGGTGAACTACCGCTGGAGCAATGATGAGCTGGATAGGCACATCGCTCACGCGGTAAAGGAGTTCTCTGAAGCGGTGCCTTTGCCGGCAAAAGCCACCCTACCCACCACCCCGGGCTCCAGGGTGATTGATGTATCATCTCTCACCGATAGGGTTATGGTGGAAGCGGTGGAGTATCCCGTGGACAAGTTCCCACCCGGCTACCAGAGGTTCGCTCTCTGGGGGCATGCCCTGACCCTTTTTGGCGATGAAGCCCCCGATGGTTCTAACTGCATTGTCTATTACGGTTTGCTCCATACCCTTGACGGCCAGGGGTCTACTATCCCCACCAAGCACGAGGACTTAATTGCTATCGGCGCTGAGGGCTATGCTGCTGTGGAGTGGGCGAGCTATGCCATCAATAAGGTTAGCCTCGGCGGCACTACCACCCCGGGGGAGTTCCTCAACTGGGGCAATCAGAGGCTAAAGCAATTTAGAAGCGAGCTAAAGAGACTGGGGAGAAGGAATCTGGTCAGAATTCGCCAGCTCTACAAAGTGTAAAGGAGGCTATGATGACAGTGAAAGAAGCATTACCCAAGACCAAGGAGGGCTTGCCTAAGGAGGCATTTGCCATCGTCGGCGACCCTAATGACCCTGATACTTGGAAGCTGCCCCATCATAGGGAAACCATCTTTAGAGCCCTGAAGGGGAGGCTTGATATTGAAAAGACAGTTGACTGGGAGCGGATGCCGGCGGCGGTAGCTGCCCTCTCCCGGGGTGGTTACCGGGGGCGGAGGGTTGATGCCAGCCCGGAGGAGATACTCCAGGCAGCCAGGCACCTGGCAGACCACTACCTTAAAGCCGATAAGCCATTGCCTGATACCTTGGCAGCACTGGCATAGAGGTTAAAAGAATGATAGACCGACTGTACCGATGGCTTTGGACCAGGATAGGTGGCAGACCCTGGACGTATATTATCCGGGATAACCAGAGGAAATATCCCCTACTGTGGCTCCTCCTATTTGGCGGTATCGGCATCCTGCTCAGTCACCTGTTCTGGTGAAGCCTAAAGGAGCTAAATGAGGCAGCTTAGTTCAACATTGCTTGCCGCCCAGAAGCAGGCTACTTCTGTCCCCTATGTCAAGGTGGAAGCATCAAATAAGCACTCCGGGGTAGTCAACCTGCAGTGGGCAAGGCTCTACACCGGCTCGGAGGATGATTACTTTCACGCCGTGACCATGCCCGGGGATGGCTCGTTAATCAGGGTCAGGATAACACCCACGGCTGACTCCAGAAAGCTGTATCGCCAGAGGGTGGCTAACCCCAGCCCCCAATCCGATTTCAGCCAGTGGGTCTACACCAACCAGTATGACGTGGTTATTGTGGCTGGCTGCTGTCTGGGGGCTGAGGTCTCTATCTTCTGGATTAAGAGCGACAGGAAGATCTACCAGCTAAAGAGCACTGACTACGGGGTTAGCTGGGGAAGCCCTCAGCTCCTTGGCTATACCCCGACCACCGCCATCAATGGTATTGCTGCCTCGTATAAACCAAATGGCGATATTGCCCTGTTCTTTGCTGACCAGGCGACCCTCTATGTAATGAAGCGAATAAGTGGTAGCTGGGGGGATAAGGTCGCCTGGGGCAAGTCAACCGGCGACCTTTCCGGAGTAGCCACTGTGTATAGTGGCGACTGGAACCTTTTTATTACCGGGAAGGATTCTAACGGTAATTTTAGATTGTGGTCGCTGGTTTACGGTGATGGTGGGGATGTAGCTGCTGGCGCTTGGTCGGAGCTGAAGGAGTTTGCCTCAGCCCCGTCAGATGGCAGTTTTGAATACCGGGCGGCATTTATGGATAAGCCCGATGTCTATCGCTGCTTCTTTGTTGAGAGGTTCAACGGAACCACGTCATACAGCCGCCCCTTCTGGTCACACTCAGCCGTGGATGGCAAGTTTATTGACAACCCGTGGCATGAGCCAATACCGTTCAACCTTTCTAACCAGTATGGCATGGCTATCACCCACCATGGCGAGTATTGCTGGCTATCTACCCCCCATGGCGTGTGGCGAGCTAAGCTGACCCCCGAGAGCCTAGATTTAACAGCCGACGTCCTGTCATTAAGGCTGGAGGCTAGTGAAACCAGAGGTAACCTTACCGTGGAGCTAAGAAATGACGACGGGAGGTATGCTTCGCCGGGACAGGTCCTTGACATCGGCTGTCAGCTTGAGTTCAGCCCTGGCTATGTTACCTCTCAGGGGAATGAGGTTAGCTCAGGGCTTACCTTCACCCTCAACGCCTATGAGCATACCAGCTCCGGCGGTAAGGCAAGCCTGGTTCTCCATGCCTCAGACGGCTGGAGCTTGATTGAAAGCTGGAGAGCCAGGCACCAGTTCCGCTGGAACAAGCAAAGTAATGAGATGAGCGTTAAACAAATCCTTCAGTTTGTGCTCGCCAGGGTTGGGCTGAGGCTTGAGGTAAAATCCCAGTCGTCGGTTTTAACCGGCTACTACCCCGATTTCACCGTCAACCCCAATAATACCGGTGATACCATTATCAGCCGGCTGCTATCCTTTGTCCCTGATGTTTTATTTATTGAGGGTAACAAAGCCTATGTGGTAAGCCCGCAAGCCACCGATGGCTCCATCTATAGCTATGGTTCCTCGCATTATATTCTGGATGGCAGGTATAGAATGACAGCTCAGGAGCTTAACCGAGTCCAGGTTGAGGGTTATGACCCGGCACAGGGCAAGGCGATAGTGGTTGATTCCTTCACCTGGAACCAGATAGAGCGGCTCTATGACCGGCTAAGGCAGGTCGAGGACAAGAATATAGATACTGTAACCAAGGCTGAGCAGAGGGGGGAAGCCTATCTAAGACGGGCGGAGGTGGGATCGGTTAATGGCTCCATCCTCATCCCGGTTAATTGCGGTCAGCAGCTATATGATGTCATTGACATAACCGATAGCCGGGCTGGTCTTGATGCCGCCAAGAGGAGGGTGCTTGGAATAACCTTGGTTTATAGTCCAAAAAGCGGGGAGTATCGGCAAAGGTTATTGCTAGGCGGAGTATAAGGATTGTTTATCTACCTCACCCCCTTTAAGCACCCAGGAAAATCGAAGATTTTCCTGGGAACCCGCTTTATCCCCCTCTCCTTCAAAGGAGAGGGGGAAGAGAAGAAAGAGGGGCGTCAGCCCCTCTTAGACGCCCCCAAAAGTGGGAGAGTCAAAGAGAGGCGAAGCCTCAAATACATTATAGGGAGTTTAAGAGGAACTTCGTCCCTCTTCAGAAAAAAATCTTCCCCTTCCCCTTGACAAGGGGAAGGGGAT